AAAACTCAAGAACGAATAACAATTGGAACGGCTGTTTCGATGTTGATTTTTACAGTTGTGATGTTTGTTTTGCCAGAAAGTCGAATAGCAGTTCTGACCGATCTTTCAAATCTTTTTTATATAAGCGGCGCAGGGATTATCAGTGCCTTCTTTGGATTTCAAGCTATGGGAGCTTCAAGAAAATGAATACAGCAGACATAGCGCGAGTTGCGATGTTGAAAAAGGAAATTGAAATTCTTCGAATGATTGCAGATCGCGAAGGTTCTGGTATGGGCCATTATTACACGACCATTAACTTGCTTGAAAATCATATTAAATGGATCGAGGAAGAAGATGATTAGCTTGCTAGGAACGCTTCTGGGGTTTGGAACATCGATTGTGCCAGAGGTCTTAGGGTATTTCAAACAAAAGCAAGCTGATGCCCAAGCTTTAAAAATGCTCGAGGCAAAGGCATCTTACGCTGCAAAACTTAACGAGCTAAAGCTTCAAGAGCTAGAGGCCAAAGCAGACATTTCAGAAACAGAAAGTATTTACCAACATGATCGAAATCTTAACGCTGGATCTTTTGTCAACGCTCTTCGGGGTTCTGTGCGCCCTATCCTTACTTACGCCTTCTTTACACTTTTTGCTACCGTCAAAGGGGTCACTTTATACACTATGGTAAATACTAATGGTATGGATCTTCAAGCTGGAGTGCTTGCCATTTGGGATGACGAAACCCAAGCAATCTTTTCAGCAATTGTTGCCTTTTGGTTTGGTAATCGTGCGATGAGCAAAGCCAGAGCAAGGGTTTCAAAATGAACATTGATCAACTGCGTGAAGAGCTAATAATTGACGAGGGTAAACGGCTAGACGTTTATATGTGTACAGCTGACAAAGCCACAGTTGGAATTGGTCATATGATTAGGTCTGATGACCCCGAGGCTGCTTTAGAAGTTGGTGACACAATCACTGAGCAGCGATGTCAGGAATTATTTGATGAAGACATCGAGGGTGTTCTTGAAGATTGCGACAGGCTAATCAAAAACTTTCCTATTTTAGAGCCCGAAGCACAATTAATTATCGCCAATATGATGTTCAATTTGGGTTTGCCCAGATTAAGTAAATTCAATAATTTTCTGAATGCGCTCAATGAACAACCGCCCAATTATCAGCTTGCCGCAGTCGAAATGCGCGACTCTCGATGGCATCGCCAACTGCCTATGCGATCAACCCGCCTTATCAAACGGATGGAAGCACTATAATTACGCTCTGTAATATTACGTGAGTAGAGAGAGCTCAGAGAAATTTCAGATATTTTGACTATCCTTTTAATATCCTCTTGCTATCCGTTTAGTATCCGTATACTATCCTCATGTTAAGCAAACCAATGACTTAGGTTGCTAAGTTGTTGTTTTTATTGAGGAAAATATTTCACGGAAACGGATTGTGATTCCGGGGGTCGTGGGTTCAAGTCCCATCGCTCGCCCCATTTTTTTCCCCAATAAATTCAATAACTTACGAGATTTTGAAATTTTTCTGAAAAGGCCAAAAAAGGCTCATTTCAGAGAAATTTCAGATATTTTTGTAATTTTTAGTCATTTTTTTGTTTGATTAATTACGTTACGTAATTATAATGTAATTTGTTAGTTACGATTATTAGTTAAAAGGAGCACAAAAATGGCAGGTTATAATGACGAATGCACAGTTGACATCACAATGCCTGATGGTTGGAAAGACATCTCATACGGAAATGATGTATGTCCCTCATGGTCACATAACGGCTATCAAGTTTTTATTGACCACCCTGATCCAAACGAACGTGAGCTTGGTCCAGATATTCCACGTTTCAGAATTATTTTAGAAAAAGAATATGGAGATGATCATACATGGGTGCATGACTGTGACACGTGGGAAGAGGTTTTAGACACCATTAAAAAAAGGGAATGGATATGACTGACACTGATAAAACAATAACCGTAATGCAGATTACTACTGGCATTCTTTCAGACTGGACGGTTCAAGAGATTTTAAATGAAATTAACCAAACTGGGTCTTATTGCTTCCGTTTAGATGACTGGAAAGATTACACTGTTAAAGATTGGAAAAAAGGGTGGGAAAAATGGTGCGAGGGTAATATTTGGAAAATAGTAAGTACATGAAGGAAACGAAAATCTACAAAATCTGGTTTCAAGATGGGCGAAAAATTTTTTTCCACCATGAAGAAATAGACGAAATGGCCAAGCGTTTTGGTTTTTATAAAAAACAATTGTTAGCCCATAATTGGTGTAGTCTTATGGAAGATGGTGAAATTATAGGCGGCGTTCATGGGAGAATTGTGTCTAAAAAATAATTGATCTTTAACGAGAAGTAAGCAAACGCGATGAAAAATGAATGGATATGAATAACACTTCATGGGGGGTTACGACCCCCCCATAAAGCTAACTTTAACCACCGGAGCACACCAATGACTAAAGCTACACACTATAATAATGAACAATTACTGCGTTTACTAGGCTTGTCTGGCAATCCACCAAGCGAAGATGAAATTGGAAAGGCAATCGAAAAGGCCGTCAAAAAGACCAGGGGGCTGAATGATGAACGATAAAGAATTAAGAACGGTTCAAAAGGTTGGTCGAACATGGCGATACGACATAAGAAATATTGTTGGAAATGTTCCTGGGGCTCAAAAAAGTGGTTTTCAAACAAAACAACAAGCAGAATTTGAGGCTAACAAAGCGTTAATAAAATTTGAAAAGAAAGGGTTTAATCCAACTTATTCAATAACTTTTTTTGAGCTGTGTAATCAATATAAGACTTCTCGAATTTACGCTTCCAAAACTCAAAATAATTATAAAAAAATGCAAATTAAATATTGTGATGAATTTTGTAGACTGAGCACGTATATCGTTGGAAATAATAAATTGAAACAGCTAGGCAATGCTGTTTGCAGTGAAATTGATGCAAATCTAATTCAAGAGCAATTAATAAAACACTTATATAATACACATCATAGAAACAGTGCTGGCAAACGCTGGGGATTGTTTAAGAAGATTTTAAACTATGCAGTACAAATCAATGTCTATGAAGTTTCACCAGCCTTGGCTTGTAAGCCACTGTACCAAGGTAAAATTGAACGTAAAGATCATCGAAGGCTCACAGCAAACGATGTTCAGAAATTAATTGATAACGCTGTTGATTTGCAAACACAGACAATGATTGTCGTTGCGTCAACCACTGGGATGCGTCCTCAAGAGATTTTCGCACTACAAAAAACGGATATCAGTTGGAATGAAGCAGTTATAAATATCAATCGTGCTAAAGACAAAGAGGGCAAAATATCACTAACAAAAACTCAAAATGGAAAACGGACTGTACCGCTTGTAGATAAAACGGCAAAGCAATTACGTCTTTATTTAGATGACGTTGAAAAGAGAGGGAGTTGGGAACAAAAAAATAGTCTGTTTGTCTTCGCAAATAGAGATGGAAACACAATCGACAGGCATAATTTTAACAGAAGAAAGTTTAGGCAAACTCGTGAGAAAGCTAAGTTGGATGACCAGATAGTGTTTCGTTTGCTTCGACATTTTTATGCTGCAACAATCATTGCAGCAAAACTACCAACTCAAAAAGTAACTTACCTGATGGGGCATGAGTCTATAAAAACAACCGAAAAGCATTATTCTTATGAGTTAAATTTACCAAGTAGAGATAGTCAGGCGTATGATTTGATCAACAATGCTTTCGGGGGAGTAGCAAAATGAGTGAATATTACAAATATATCAGCATGAACGATTGGCAAACAATGCCTGAGAATAATGTTCGAGAGGCGTTGGAAAGCGGCAAAGATCCGCGTTTTGTTCGACCAACAATGAAATCTGTCGAGGCACAAAAAATGCGTAAGGCACTCAAATTTTTTACTGAGTGTCGATTGCAATATTTACAAAAAAACGAACACTTGCGCGAATATTTTGAAATGAATGAGTTCATAGATGAAACGCCTCGATACAATTGTCTGTTTAAAATTATGTTTGATTTTTACAATGATCATCCCACCACTCGCCTTGATCTTGAAGATGCGTTGGGAAAAACAGGTAAAAAAGCAGATCGTCCAATTCAAATGATGATTAAAAAAGGATCAATCGTAAAAGAAAATAGCAACCTTGATAAAAGAATTGCACTGTTTTTTCCAAGCGTTCTTACCATGCTTGTTTTCGAATTTGTGATAGCGCCACATTATTGGGCGGCTTGGTTCAATATTCGAAAAGAAAACAATATCCAGCATAATTACACTGATGAATATAGTCTTCACGCTTTGGCGCAAGAAACCATAAAATGGCACGCAATTCATCAAAAAATTTATCCAAAAGAGATACACGTTGCGCTTAATAGGATGGTCGATAAAGATTTATTTCCCAATTTTGTCGATGAAAAATATAATGTTGTACAAATAAATGGCTGAATCCTGCGAAAAAAATACCCCACAGAAATGTGCCACAATAATGTGGCACATTTTTGTGGCACGATTGTTGTTGTATAACATAAGTTTTTAGTTATGTTTTATAATTATGTTTACAACAAAAATAATTCACGAGACAGAAGACCAATGCTTTGACGTTGTCATTTCTGATGAATCACAATCGATTTCGATTGAATTTAAAGAACTCGAAAAAGCACAGGATTTTGCAAAACGCGCCATTGAGTTATTTAATTTTTAATTTTCTTCTATTTCACCCGAGCCGTAGCAACTGGGGCATTCTATAATAATTTCTTTTATATCGATGTATGGACTAAAATTAAAATATCCTGCGGTCGTTGTTTCACTTTCAATTTCACCAGTTCCACCGCAATTTGGACATTTAATCGTCATTTTCAACTGTAAATTCGTATGCCAAGGCTAAATAACCGATAGCATCAATTATGCTGTCTGTGTGATCAATACAATTATTTAGACGTGCAAGCTTGAGTTCAGCCATCGCGATAGCTGTTTTAGCAGGTGTAATGTCCGAATCTGGAAACAATTTTTTCCAACGCTCTGCAACATTTGGTAAACATTCATCTCCATACGCCTCTCTGCGAGTGCCAGTTATAAACGCTCTTGCTGTCTCGAGAGCAATCTCGGCATTTCTTATTTTTAAATTACGTTTCGTCATTGTACGTAATTTTTAAACTGTAAAAATAAAATTTGCAAATGTAAATATTGCACTTTATTAAACTTTGTGTTACGTTTTGTAATCTGGGAGTTAATTATTAAAAATAATATTAAAATGTTGGCCGCTAAAGCTGATTATTCAATCCCTGCTTTGGCAGCTGAAATAACAGCAAGGCGTGGTAAAAAAATGTCAGCCGCAGCTTTGCGGTGTTACACACGTGTACCGCAAGAGCGGCAACCCAATAAAGCGTTAGCAGAAGTAATTGCTGACATATTACATTGTAGTGTGTCAGAGGTGATTGGTGAGTTAAACAAAAAGGATTTACCAGTTGTAAAAAAAATTCCTCTATATGGTGCAGATACAGAGGGATTTGCAGATAATTCCAACGTTTCTGCCCCTGTTGATTACATTGTTGCACATCCAAATGTTGCAAAAAATGTAAATGCTTACGCTGTAATGGTAAGTGGTGTCACTATGACACCACGTTTTAGGGCTGGGGAGATTGTTTTCTGTAGTCCTGGTATTCCACCACGAGCTGGCGATGACGTATGTATAATATACAAAGAAAGCCAAAGCACAAAAAAAGCTATCATTAAGCAATTTTTAAATGCTGATGAAGAGTCAATTTATGTAACACAACATAATCCAGTACAACAAATTACTGTTGAAAAACACCTGGTCGAATCAATCCATACCATTTGCGGAATTACCATAACGTAATAAAAAAGTTGCGTTTCGTAATTTTTTAGTTATTCTTCTCTCAAACTTTGGGAGAAGACTATGCAATTTTTTCTTGAAACCTTTACATTACTTGCAGCCTTGGCTGGAGTTTACGGCATGATATTTTTTTCATGCGCTCTGTTAGATAGTTGTTTGCCATGAGCGATTGTATTTTGACGCTTAAGCAAGCCACTACTGAACTTTTTGGTGGTTCACATCCTCGACAACAGCAAAAAACAAGAAAACTTATCAAAGCTGGGGTTATCAGAAATTTTAAGTTTGATGCGAAATACGCAATTCCGAAAGCCGACATTTTGAAATTAAAAGGTCAGCAATGACTTTAAATGAATTTGTTGAGCTAAAAGGCTGGGACAGACCAAAAGCAGCAGAGTTTTTTGAAATATCAACAGGGGCTCTGCATTGGTACTTGCTCGGTGCGCGTTATCCGCGACCAGAAATTGCTGCTCGGATACGAAAAAAAACAAAAGGCGCGGTCACTGCAAACGATTTTCTGGATGAGTATGAGCAAAAACAAACGCCGAGGAAGTGATTTTGAACGACAAGTTGTCGAAGCTTTTAAAAGCTATGGACTTGAATGCGCTCGAGTATTTGGAAGTGGCGCATACAAAAAAGAACTCGGTGAAGCTTTTGCTGGTGATGTGAAATTAGAAGGCAAAATTATTGAATGCAAACGCTCAAAAACAAAACACAAGCAGATTATGAGTTATTTCGAGCAAGATAATGCAGACATTGTTGCGATTAAATTGGATCGCCATGAACCAGTTTTCATTATGAAAAAAGAGCTTCTAGCAGAATTATTTTTAGCAAAAAGGGAGAATAAAAATGACGTTGAGCCTAAAAGATGTCGTGCGGGGCAAAGCGATTGAGCCGCCTATAATTTGCGTTTTTGGCGCACCAGGCATTGGAAAAACCACGTTTGCTGCGGGTGCAAGAAATCCAGTATTTTTAGCGACTGAGGATGGCGCAGGGGTTGTCGGGCCTGATCGCTTTAACATCAAAACTTTTGAAGAATTTCAAGAAGCTTTAGACGTTATAAAAAAAGAAAAACACGAGTATCAAGCTTTGGTTGTTGACAGCCTTGATTGGCTACAGCCGCTTGTTTGGGATTTTGTGTGTCGTAAAGCAAACCAACCCAACATTGAAGCGTTTGGATATGGCAAAGGATACGCCGAAGCTACTTCGATATTCAGAAATATTTTTCTGCAAATGAGAGAGATTAAAAAATCGAAAAAAATGTCGGTAATTCTTATCGCGCACATGGTTACTAACACAAAAGATTTTCCTGATCGCGACAGCTACAGCTGCAATGAAATAAAATTACACAAAGGCGCGGCAGGGCTCATCCAAGAATATGTCGATGTGATTGGATTTGCAGATTTAAAAACGGTTATTCAACAAAAAGACGCTGGCTTTAATCGAAAGGTTGGCAGAGCCGTTAGCGATGGAACTCGGGTATTAAAGGTTAATGCTCACCCAGCATTTGTCGCCAAGTCGCGCTATCCGATGCCTGACGAAATTCCACTCGATTACCCAACATTAGAAGCTCACATTTTGGGCAAAGGAGATAAAAAATGACAGCTCTTTCACAAGTATTTGATGTTCCTGAGGCGATAGGTTTAATAGCGCAGGGAGTGTATGTGGCTACCCTTAATTCTTTGGTTGAAGAACAAGGAAGTGCTGATGGTAGAGAATATTATCGATTGGCAGCTGAGTGGCGTCTTCCTGACGGTCAATTTTTAAAACAATTGTTTAACGTAGCGCATCCAAACGCAGAGGCCGCTCGGATTGCACGAGAAGACTTGCAAAAAATGGCTCATGCGATGGGTGTTCGGGGTGCGTTGTCCGATACTGATCAAGTTGTTGGCAAGCAATGTTCGATTACTGTGGTTGTAAACGGCAAGTATAACAATGTACGTGCTTTTGAACCTTTGACTGTTCAAGAACAACCGACTGCGATTAGTCCTAGTCCAGAGATTGGAGCAGCGACCCAAAATCCGTTTGGCTAATGGTTAAATTAAAAAACATGATGGCGTTGCCAGATCGAACCTTGGCAGATGCGGATCTTGCTCTCGAAGAGAGAGCAGCCGCATCTTTGCCTCGCGGTTATTTTGGTATGAGTTCTGCCGCTGACTGCCGGCGGAAAAATTATCTACAGTGGACGTTTGCTGATCGTGAAATTCACAACGCAGATACATTAAAACGATTTGATGATGGGCATCGTACTGAGGATTTAGCTATCAAGCGATTGCGAATGGCAAAAGGGATCACGATAGTTGAGCAGGGCGATGATGGGCGGCAAATTGAGGTCGTTGATCACGATGGTCACTTTATCGGTCATCTTGACGGTAAGATTTTAGGTCTGAGGCAAGCACCAAAAACTTGGCACGTATTGGAAATTAAATGTACGGCTGAGAAGAATTTTAAACGCTTTCAAAAATATAAATATGAACTCGGTGAAAAAGAGGCGTTACGTCAGTGGAATCACACGTACTACATTCAGCAACAACTTTATATGCACTACACAAAAATGACGCGAAGCTACATGGTTGTTTTAACGCCAGGTGGTCGAGCTTGGGATAGCTGTCGAACCGATTACTCAAAAGAAGATGCGCTGTACGAAATCGAACGCGCTGGGGAGATTATCAACAATATACGAGTGCTTCCAGCGATGGAAGGTAACTCATTAAAAGCACCCCCATGTCTGTTTTGTGGGTTCAAAGCATTTTGTTATGAAAATCAATTGCCCAAACGACATTGTCGAACGTGCGTCTGGTCTCGACCAGTCGATGAGGGAATGTGGCACTGCGACAAGCATGAAACAGCGTTGAGTTACCGAGAACAAATGGTTGGCTGTGATAATCAACTGTTTCGTCCTGAGTATGTAAAAAACGCAACCATCAATGACGTTGGTGATGAGTTCATTGTCTACGATTTGCGTGAGGGTGGTCAGTGGACTGATGAAGGACACATGTCGGAGAAGTTAAACAATGACTGATTTTAACGAGTTTGAAAATAAGTTGATTTTGAAAGCAGCAAAGAGTGCTGGCGAATACCTTGTTGAGATTTGTAAGACTGATTTTGCACAAATGACTGCTGAAGAACGGCTGATATTTTTACAGTGTTTTGTAAAAGCGCATCAAGGGTTGTCAAAACAATTTCCATTAAATGACGAGATACCGTTTTGACTCAAAAAAAAACTTTACAGTTATCGATCTCTTCTCAGGAATCGGAGGGTTCAGCCTTGGACTTGAAGCAACAGGAGCTTTTTCAACAGTTGCCTTCTGTGAACAAGACCGTTTCTGCCAAGCCGTCTTGCGAAAGCACTGGCCAAACACGCCAATCTTTGACGACATCCGAACCTTACCGACAGATCGATTTAGAGGAGTTGACATCTGTGTCGGTGGATTCCCATGCCAGCCTTGGAGTGCGGCAGGGAAGAAGCGAGGTGCAGAAGATGACCGTGACCTCTGGCCAGAAATGTTTAGAGTTATTGAAGCTGTACAAGCTGAATGGATTATTGGAGAGAATGTGCGTGGGTTTGTTAACGAGCCGTTGGGCCTCAGACGCAGTTTATCTGACTTGGAAAGCATCGGGTATCAAGCCGTCCCATTTGTTATTCCAGCTTGCAGTGTCAACGCCCCACATCGAAGAGACCGCTGTTGGATCATCGGACACAAAAAAAATGTGGGCGACACCAAACACAATGGATCATTTACCGCAGCGATCAGACAAGGCTTTGATCAAGCAAGCAACAACGAGCCGAAAGGGCAGAACTCGCCCATCCAATTTGAGAGAGCAAGTCAACCCCAGAGCCGTGTCATTAATGAAATTATTGCACACACCAACAGCAAAAGCGAACCAGACAGCTCCCTCGATGATTACAAGGGATCAAGGAAGTTGGGGGCTACCAAAAATGTGGCCGACACCCAACGCCAGCGACAACAGAGACAGGGGGTGCATGGAAGACCCAGTAACTCAGAGAAGGATACGGATAGGCAAGCAGATCAACTTAACAACAGCGGTGAAAAAGAAACGGCAGTCTGGCTCCCTCAACAGTGCTTGGGTCTGCCGCCTGATGGGTTATCCAGATGGGTGGCTGGAGATTGGGAGCGAGGCATTCCAAGAGTTACGGAAGGCGAAGAAGGCAGGGCAATGAAATTGAAGGCGTTGGGAAATAGTGTCGTGCCACAAGTTGTGGAACAGATTGGACGAGCGATTGTGAGTGCATATTAATGAAAAACGATTGGCACAAAAACAATCAAATGGCGGCTGATCGATTGTATCGAGAGATTATCAATGCAGTTGTTCGAGGTGATTGGGCTTGTTGTGAATTTTACATGATGCACTTAGCGAGAATTGCAAAGAAGTACAAAGGCGTTAAATGAGCATTACAATAACTACTGTCGAAGAACATTTTGGATTGCCGATTAATAAGTCGCTTAGTACCTCTGAACAATTTCGGCTCGGGACAAATGGCAAAATCGCTGTCGAAAGACGCGGTGAAAAAGCTGGCGTTTGGATGGATTTTTCAACTGACACTGGTGGCATTATAAACCCCAAGAAAAAAATGGCTGCGGAAGATCGAGAACGCGCTCGAGCTTTGGATATAATTGTGAACAAATATGTTTACTCAAATGAGGCGGGAGTTCCGCTTTATCGGGTAGTTCGTAAATTTGGTCATAAATTTTCACAGCAGCCTTTTGTGAACGGTAAATTTGTTGCAGGTGCGAAGCTTGGTGATGTGCGCCGCGTTCCTTATCGGTTGATGGAGCTTTTAGCCGCTGATGTGGTTGTCTTTTGCGAGGGTGAAAAAGACGCTGACAATGTTCATAAGCTTACAGGGTTGGCTTCAACCTGTATGAGCGAAGGGGCTGGCAGTAAAAATTATCTTGATGCTGTCAAATATTTTGCGGGAAAGACTGTTTTTGTTTGTGTTGATAATGATGAGCAGGGAATTGCTTTTGGCAAGCGTGTTGTCAATGCGTTGACTGAGGTCGCAAAGTCAGTGCGATATTGTCCAATTGCGTCTGAATTAGGTGATGGAGCCGATGTAAGCGATTGGCTGGAAGCTAACGATCCAAACGATTTATTAAGTGCGTTACAAGGCTACGATGAGGCCCAGCTGGATATTTATCCATTGGTTGAAGCGACATCGTTGAGTGAAGTAACGACAGCTGATGATTTCGTTGAGGATTTACTCGTGTCTGGTGCAATGTCGGTTGTTTATGGGCCGAGTAATGTTGGTAAAACGTTTTTTGTATTGGATCTCGCACTACACGTTGCGCTTGGTCGCAGCTGGAGAGAAAAGGTTGTAGAGCAGGGCAGTGTTTTATACTTAGCGATGGAAGGTGCTCGAGGGATCTCAAATCGCATCATTGCTTTCAAAAAACATTATCAAATTGAAGATACAATACCGTTGTCGATCGTTCCTGTGGTTGTGCCGATGCTCAATGACGAAGAGGCATTACAAAAATTAATTGTGACTGCAAGAGCGGTGCAGCGTAGGCATGGCGAGTTGAAATTGATTGTGGTGGATACGCTTTCCCGAGCGATGGCTGGCGGCGATGAAAATGGCCCAAAAGACATGACTGCGTTTGTTCGAGCTGTTGATGAGTTGCGTCAAGAAATTGATGCCCATGTTTTAATCGTGCATCACTCAGGCAAGGATGAGGCTAGGGGTGCTCGAGGTCATTCTTCACTACGTGCGGCGACTGATACCGAAATTGAAATCTCAGGTAACGCGGGTATGGCACACGCTCGGGTGGCAAAGCAACGTGAACTAGAAATTGGTGGCGAATACGGTTTCCAGCTTGAAACTGTAAAGTTAGGTGTCGATCAGCGCGGTAAGGAAATTACCAGCTGTGTAGTTGATGCTTTGGAAAGCGGTGGGCGTAGACGGCGAAAAGATCCTGGGGGCGCACAGCAAACGATTTTACTCAAAGGATTGCGAAATGCGTTGGCTAGTGAACACTCGTTTTTGCGAGGTACAATTGTTTGTGTGGACGAACAATATTGGCGAAATGAAGCCTATAAATTGATGGCAGGTGATAAAAAACACAGGTCATCGCACTTTAATCGAGCCGCTGATTCACTCGTTGCAACTGAAAGAGTAGGTCGAAATCACAATTTGGTGTGGGAAATTGTCTAATTTTCTGCACCCAACTGCACCCAATTGCACCCAAAAAGCAAAAATCACGTAATTTAAGGGGATTTTTCATCATGTCTGCACCCAAAAATGCACCCAATGCACCCAAAAAGCACCCAATTGCACCCAAAAACGCTGATGCCAGCACCCAACGCACCCACACACTATATAATAGTGTGGGGTGCAGAGTGGGGGGGCGGGTGCAAAGAGCAGAGAAGATATTAAGAATGTGTAGAGATATTATCTCGCTTACAGATATGGTAATGGAAGCTGCTGCAACTGAAAGAAAACTATCTGGAGTTTTGAGAAAGAATTATAAAGCGCAATGGCCCGACTACCCTGACGAATGGTCGAGCTATGGTTATACGGACTCAAAAGTTTTGCCAGGGCCAGCTACTGCAAGTGAAATAGATGCGTTTGATTTAATTCTGCCTGTGATTATTGAAATGGATGACGAGCATAGAAAACTGATCTGGGCTGTGGCGCATTCGGCTGTCCAAAGTTCGCGAGGGCCGCAGTGGCAAAAGATTGCTAAAATAATCGGTGTGCATCGAGTGACTGTAAAAAATCGATTTGAGAATGCCATGTTGACGCTTTGGTATAAATTAAAAAAAGATGCAAAAAGGACTTGACTGATTAGACTAACTTAACGGTAAAATTCTTTACCGTGGAAGGAAACTTAGCCAGCTTGAAAGAGCTGGTTTTTTTGTGAGTAAAGAATGGCTGGTTTAACAATTAAGCAAGATAAGTTTTGTAGAGCTTATGTTACCACTGCGGAAGGTAATGCGTCTGAGGCTTACAGAATTGCGTACAACGCAGAAAAGATGAAGAATGCGACTATTCATCGGCGCTCTAAAGAACTGATGCATAACGGCAAGATTACGGCCCGTATAGAACAGCTAAAAGCAGAATTATACAGTCAAGAAGCTATAACTGTTGAGGAAATTAGCGGCGCACTGAGGCGCACGCTAGACGGCGCGACTGCCGCTGGACAGTGGTCAGCTGCTTCCCAGGCCGCAATGGGATTAGCAAAGCTCGGCGGATTATTGGTTGAGAAGCGTCAAGTGAGTTTAGATGACGATCATTTAACAGCTGTGCAAGAATTGGCTGATGCAGATCCGATAGAAAAAAGTAAAAATGTCTATCCATTACAGAAAAGTGTAGGCTAAGTCATTGTTTTTAAACGATTGACCAACGGATTACAAATCCGCATTTCGGTTTAGAAGCTGCCAAATGCGCGAGCGAGGCGAGGTTTTGTATTTCTCCCTGTACTGAATTTTGCCTCGCTCGATTTGCTTGAAGACCCCCCAAGCAAAATGCAAAGGGGTGCTGTTATTATTTGTATACCACCCGCGTAAAAAAAATTAGGAAAAAATTGTCAGAAAAAAATTTAGCGTGGAAAAATTTTGTAAAACGATACCGCGACAATCCAGCTGACTTTGCCGCCAATGTTTTAAAAATGAAGCCACTGCCTTGGCAAACTGAGGTAATGCAAGAAATTGCTGTTGGCACACGCCGATTAACAGTAAAAAGCGGTCATGGCGTTGGCAAAAGCAGCTGTGCTGCTGCCATTATTATTTGGTTTCTCACAACGCGCTACCCAGCGAAAGTGGTTGTCACTGCCCCAACTGCATCGCAATTATTTGATGCGTTGTTTGCCGAGGTAAAACGCCGACACAAGCAAATGCCGCCAGCAATCGGCGATTTATTTGAGACCACATCGGATCGGATGGTGTTAAAAAGCAATCCAAGTGCTGTATTTTGTGCGTGTAAAACCGCTTCAAAAGAACGCCCAGAGAGCCTTGCTGGCGTACACGTTGAGATGCCTGGAGCGGTGCTTCTCATTGCAGACGAAGCCAGCGGCATTCCAGAAACTATATTTGAGTCTGGAAGTGGATCTATGTCGGGCCACAACGCAACGACTTTGCTGCTTGGCAATCCAATTCGCAACAGTGGATTTTTTTATCGAACACATACGGATTTATCGCATGATTGGTGGACTAAGACTGTTAGTTGTAAAGACAACCCGCTGGTATCGGACGACTTCATTCGCGACATGGCTGACCGATACGGCGAAGAGAGTGCGGGATTTTATTCTCGAGTGTTGGGAGAGTTTCCTCCGTCTGATGAAGACACTTATATCCCGTTGGATCTTATAAACGCCTCACTCACTCGTGATGTTGAGGGTTCTCCTGTTGCTCCAGTCATTTGGGGTGTGGATGTTTCGAGATCAGGTCGCGACAGGTCAGCACTCGCAAAGCGCAAAGGAAATGCCTTGATTGAGCCAATAAAGACTTGGCGCAACAAGGACACGATGGAGCTGTCTGGAATTATTTTGAATGAGTATGAAACGACAATGATTCAAGATAGACCGCAGACAATTTGTATAGATGTTATTGGCATTGGTGCTGGCGTTGTTGATCGTTGTCTGGAGCTAGATTTGCCAACGAGAGGCATAAACGTTGCTGAGAGTGCATCGCTTACAGATAAATATATGCGACAACGCGATGAGCTTTGGGGTCGTGCTCGAGAATGGTTTGAGGCCAAAGAATGTAAATTGCCAGATGACCCATCACTTGTTCACGAGTTAGCAACGCCACGATTTACATTTACCTCGAGCGGAAAAATAAAAATTGAGAGTAAAGACGAGATGCGGAAACGAGGGATAAGATCGCCAGATTTGGCTGATGCCTTTTGCTTAACTTTTGCCGAGCAAGCAATAACTGCTTCGCATGGTTCGCGCTATGGTTGGGGTGCAACCATAGAAGTTGACACGAGTTATGTAGTCTGATGGCAACGTATCTTCCAGGGCTTTTGGGCTTGGGTAGGCCGATAGAAATCCAAAACCCCTATATCAATCGGTCTTTTTATGGGTCAAACCCAGTCACTGGCCCGTTTGCAGATCGGCCATTTTTGCCGACCCCATTTGATTTTCAAAACTTCACGCCTCGAGCTGAACGGATCGCTCTTGCTGTTGCTCGTCGGGAAGAAGAGGAGGCGCGAAAACGAGAGGAACAACGAAATCAAGCGACGAGTGATGTTGTCAGAGAACAGGTGGAGCAAGGTGGCCCTGACGGTTCAACTTCAAATGTTCAAACTGCCAATGATTTTGCTGATCTTTATGGTAGAAATTTTGACACTGCGGGAATGCTTGGTGGTTTACTTGGTGGGCCTGTCGGCAGTGCTATTGGCATTGCTTCTCAAATTGGGCCAGCAAACGAGTTTTTAGATAAACAATTTGATGTGTTTGGCACGACACCAGGGCAAACGATTGGTCTGAGAGATGTTCCGTCAGCAATGACGGCAAGCTCCACTTTTGGACTTGCGGGAACTTCTTTAAATGAGGCGGTTGAAAATGCTTTAAACGCCAGAGCAAACGCATCACAAACACAAAACTTTGTGGATTTTGGTGCGAAACCGCCAGATTTTACAGTGACAGAAGTTCCAGCACTTTTCGATCCGTATGCAGTTGAAATTGAGCCAGAGGCAGTAAGCTTTCAAGATGTTTTTGGGCCGCAGTCACCAAATTATGCGCCCAGTTTTGATGAACTGATGGCAAGCGGTGGTATGTCTGGATATGGTCAAACTTTTGATAATCTTCCAGACATTCCTGACACAGCCAGATTTGATTTTTCTGACATTGATGAATTTGGAAATCCAACTGTTAGCTACGACAGCATTGGTGATGCTATTGCGGGAATTGGAAAAGGATTTGGACAATTAGGAAGTTCACTCTTTGGTGGTGATCCTGTCAGTGAAGATTTAGCACAAACCACAGACATTGCTAATCCTGTTGACACACGCGATGGTGTTGAAGCTATAGGCAAAGCAGCTACCAGCCAACAAGCTTATAATGAGGCTATTGAGGCAGTGGACACAGTAGGTGGTGTAGACACAGCAACTGATCCAGACGCAGTCGGCCAAACCACAGCGACAACTGATGATATGTTTGACCCTGATCTCCCGAATGACGGACAAGAAGATAATGATGCTGGTGAATGTTTTTTGACAACTGCAATTGTTCATCGGAGAGGTGAGGCTGATGATGGCCCAACGCTTACAAAATTAAGAAAATTTCGCGATACCTTCATGCAAGATATGCCTAATGAGGTAGAAAAATATTATGACATTGCGCCAAAAATCATAGCGGCAATTCCAGAAAATCATAGCGATTGGGATTTCATTCAAAATCAGATCGACAGTGCTATACGCGCCATTGATAAAAAGAAAAATAATAGTGCGTATCAAATTTACAAATCGATGGTTACTAAACTTAAAAATGATTGGCTAAAGGAGAAGTAAAATGCCGATGGGAAAAGGGTATGGAAAAAAAATGGGTAAACCCAAAAAAACCATGAAAAAAAACACCATGAAAAAAGGTAAAAAGAAAAAGTAATGGCAAAAGGTGTAGCACATTATTTCCGCGATGGGACGCGCCACAAAGGCGGGATGCACAAAATGCCTAACGGTGAAGTTCACTCAGGAGCTAGACACACTAAAGGCAGCAAAAAGTTATTTCATTTTTCTGAACTAAGTGCTTCAGCAAAAAAGAAAGCTCGTTCGAGAAAATAGTCTTGAGTATTACCTATCGCGGTGAGCGTTTTTCTGGTGTTAATAAACCCAAACGCACACCCAACCACCCAACAAAAAGCCATGCTGTTTTGGCTAAAGAAGGTGATAAAACGCGCCTTATTCGCTTCGGCCAGCAGGGTGTGTCGGGTGCGGGTAAAAATCCGAAAACGGCAAAAGACAAAGCGCGTAGAAAATCATTTAAAGCGCGTCATTCAAAAAATATAGCAAAAGGAAAAATGTCAGCTGCCTACTGGGCAAATAGGACAAAGTGGTAATGGCAACAAAACCGACACCGACAGATCCCAAAAAATGGGCAGCAGCAAAGCGAAAAGCGAAAAGCAAATTTAAAGTATACCCGAGCGCGTACGCAAATGCTTACGCTGCAAAGGAGTACAAAAAAATGGGCGGCTCATGGCGTGGTGGTAACAACAAAGTAAAAAGTCGTGCCAAAAAAAAGTAGTAGGGGTGGGCTGGGAAAATGGTTCGACCAGGATTGGCGCGATGTTAAAACAGGAAAAAAATGTGGTCGTTCTGGCAAGAATGACAAACGCGGCTACCCTGCTTGCAGACCGAAAGCCGTTGCAAAGCGCATTAAGAAATCGGAAGCAAAAAAGAAGACAGGATCAAAACGAGTTAATTGGTCGGTAACCGCCAGTGGTCGCCGCAGAAAGAAAAAATAATGGCATCATTGTTATTATCAGAAAATCAGCCTCTGTCTTCAAGTAATGTAAACAGTGGTTTACTGAGTAAAGATAAAAATTATTTGTATGGGACAGATGCAATAGAGAGGGTTTTGCAAAACAGTCCTAATTTTTCTCCTGCAAATTTAGGATCTGCAACACTCATGGGTTTGCTTGCACCCATCAAAAGTCCTTTTTTAGATGTTGATGCAACGAGTGATGACGTTACTTATGAGCTAGCAATTCCTGACATTGTAAGGCGTGGCTATCAAGCAGTGATGAGCCCTGTTGATGTCGCTTCGGGTCGCATTTCTCCATCCGAGGGAGCAAATCGCGCTCTTGAGATTATAGGTGTTGGTGGTTTGTTGTCGCCTAAACCGAGAGGTTCACTCGGTATTTTTGGAGGTCGTGAAAGCGCAACAGCACCGACTGCTGATTTTATGATTGCAGAGCGCATGGCTGATCGCGGAATTAACAAAGAAAAAATTTATCGAGATACAGGCATTTATCTTGATCCTGTTGATAAGCAAATGAAATATGAAATTTCTGATGACACAGCTAAACTCTCAACTTCAGCACCGATGTACGCATCGGCAGAAACAAGCAGAAAAGTTTTAGCCGCCTCTGGGGAAAAAGCCGTATCGCAAAGTCCTGATTATTATCGATTAAAAGGGATAATTGATCATCCAGAATTTTTTAAAGCGTATCCAAAACTGGCTGATACTCCTGTCACTGTATCAATTGAACCACTTAATCGCGGTGGGGCAGTACGAGTTATGAAAGATGGCACATTAAATATTCAAGTTGCTGGCAAAGACTTAGACGAAATTCGCTCAATTTTACTGCATGAAATGCAACATTTAGTACAGCGTACAGAAAAAGGATTTGGTCAGGGCGGTAATCCTGAGACATCTTTCAGAACGGCGCAGCAAGGGCTTGAAAAGAAAGCAAACCTTGCAACCGATGCAGAAATTAACGCTAGGGATATGGCACGTAAGGAGAGCGGAGTTCTTTCGCGTGTTGAGCGCATTTTAAAAAACGAGGATATTACGCCTCGACCGCGTTTACTTACAAGTCAAGGCGATTGGTACAAGTACGGCGATGATATACGGTCGGAGCTAGGCCCAATGCCTAAAAGATCAGGGCCAAAACAAAAAGAATGGATAAAAGCAGCTGGTAAATTATTAGCTCAACGCCAGCTTACTGATGATGATTATTATAATGCAAACGAATTAAATTCTGCATTATTAAAATATAGAGGCAAGTTACCTGAGTTAAAAAAAGCTGTTCGCCGAGCTGAATATAAATTTAACAAATTAAATACTGCTGATGTTCGCGCTGCTGATGAGGCGCGGTATAGGCAACGCTTATTAGAAATGAATATGCGTGATAACACAGGCTCACTCGGTAAGGGGCCATTTTTAATGGATATATATCGCCGATTGGCTGGTGAGGTTGAGGCGCGTGATGTTCAAAAAAGGCGTGATATGACAAAAGAAGAACGCCGCGAAAAGTCACCAACACAAACTCGCGATGTGAGAGCAGATCAAACGTATATGACAACAAACCCAACATTGGGATTGCTTTATCAACAAAACCCCTATCAAGAAGATAGTCTTGGGTTGTATCGCGGTGGAATATTGTAATGGATGATTTAGAGCTACATTCGATTGTGCGCGGCGAGATCGAAAGCGCAGTTAACTACCACGATACCGAGTTTGCTGGTAAACGCATAAAACAAATGGATTACTATCTGGGTGAGCCTCTTGGCAACGAGCAAGATGGGCGCAGCCAAGTCATCCAAACAGAAGTGGCTGACACAATCGATATGATTTTGCCGCAGTTGGTAAAAATGTTTGTATCGACTGATCAAACTGTACGTTTTGAGCCACGAGGCCCAGAAGATGTTGAAGCTGCCAAGCAAGCCACTGAGTATGTAAATTTTGTTCTGCATAACGATAATCCAGGTTTTCGGATTATTCACGATTTTGCAAAGGACGCGCTTATTTCTGGACAAGGCGTAGTTAAAATTTTCTTTGATGAATCTGAAAATATCATAAATGATATGTACACAGGCTTAACGGATGATGAGCTGACAGCGTTATTATCTGATGATGATGTTGAAGTTTTAGAACAAGAGGCGCGAGAAATTGGTGAGCCCACAGAATTAGACGATGGAACATTGTTACCAGCAATAAATGTCTACGATGTAAAAATTAAAAAAACTACACGCGATGGACGTATTAGAATAGAAAATGTACCTCCCGAAGAATTTCTTTTTAATCAACGAGCAAAAAGCTTAGATGATTGTCGTTTTGTTGCCCATCGTACAACCATGTCTATATCTGAGTTAATATCTCTCGGTTACGATCAAGAATTAGTTGAGGAATACGCTGGATACACCGAAATTGACACTCTTGATGAGAGACAAGCACGTTTCCAAGATTTGGAAAGTGCGACCAATGATGATGCTAAAGCACCATCTGAGCGTGATGTCTTAGTTACTGAAGTTTATATCAAAGTTGATTTTGATGATGATGGTGTTTCGGAAATGCGGCGTTTACTGTGCCTAGGCAGTTCCTATGAAATTATCGAAAACGATGAATTTGATATGTTTCCGTTTGCCGTCATGTCTCCAATTTTAATGCCTCATAGAATGACTGGCCGCTCAATTGCTGAGTTATTAACTGATTTGCAAGAGAGCAAAACAGCGATATTGAGGCAGCTGCTTGATAATATTTATTCGATAAATAACGCACGTATGGGTGCTGTGGAAGGTCAAGTTAATCTTGATGATTTGATAGCCAATCGACCTGGCGGCATTGTGCGAATGAGAGCACCAAATATGGTGCAACCTCTTGCTCCACCACCTGTCAGTGATGCGGCCTTTCCGCTTTTGGCTTACATGGACAACGTGAGAGAAATGCGAACTGGCATGAGTAAAGCCAGTATGGGTCTTGATCCTGACGCATTACAATCAAGCACTGCTACTGCGGTTCAAGCAACCGTATCAGCGGCTCAAGCAAAAGTAGAATTGATTGCGCGTGTCATGGCAGAGACAGGCATTAAAGATTTAATGCGTTGTATTCTCAAAACAGTATTACAAAACGCGCAACAACCGCGCATTATTCGTTTACGGAATAATTTCGTTGTTATGGATCCGCAAGCTTGGGAAAATGAATTTGATATTTCCATCAACGTTGGTTTAGGCAACGGCGATGACGCACAGCGCATGGCAATGCTCTCTCAAGTAGCCGGTAAACAGGAACAAGTTTTAACTCAAATGGGCATGGAAAACCCGCTTTGTACGATGGGACAATATCGGGCAACGCTTGCAAAAATGCTTGAAGCAGCAGGGTTCAAAAATGCAAATGAGTTTTTTCTTGATCCTGATAATCTACCGCCCGAGCTTCAACAAAAGATACAGCAGAAAATGCAAATGGCTGAAGGTGCGAATAATCCAGCGTTAGAGCTCGAGCGGCAAAAACTGGAAACAGAGCGGCAAAAAATCCAAGCCGACATCGCTTTAGATCGTGAAAAGATGGTGGCCGAGTTGGAGCTAAAACGCGAAATTCAAATGCAAGAATTACAAATGAAATTTGAAATGCGCCGACAAGAAATGCAATTAGAAGCGCAGCTTAGAAATGTAGAAGCGGTTACTGGAAGTGATATTTCTACAAATATTCCGAGGAACTAATTGATGGACGAAGGCAAACGGCGGCAAGAAATTAGCACTGGCGCACAAGCTGAAGCTATACTTCGTAATCCAGTTTTTGAGGAAACATTCGATTATTTAATTAACCATTACAATACTCAGCTCTTGAATACTTTACCCGAGCAGCATGAAGAACGAGAACGAATTTATTATCAAATTCGTGCGTTGCGCCACGTGCGCGAAGAGATCGAAAACGTCATGCAGACTGGATACATGGCTGAAAAAGAATTAGGTGAAAACCTACACTAGATTACCAATTTGGTAATGACCAAGCCCAAAGGGCAGTCTCACATTTTTTTATAAGGATTTTATTATGGCCGAGGAAGCAACTCCGCTCGCGGAAACTTCTGCTCTGACAAAAGAGCAAGCTGTACAGTATCTTCTCAATCCAGAGCCCCCTCAAAATGAGGAACAGGTAGAGAGCGAGAAGCCAAATGTTGAAGAAGAAATAAGTGCTTCTGAGACAACCGCCGATGAGGCAAATCAGGTTGAAGACGAACAGATTGAAGACGAGGACATCGATTACGATGAAGCCGAGGATGAAATCGAGGAGGTCGAGGAAACCGAAAACGAAGAGCCAACTTACCGCGTCAGAGTGGGCGAGGAAGAGCTTGACGTATCTTTAGACGAGTTAAGAAACTCGTATATGCGTCAATCAGATTATACCAGAAAAACTCAGCAAGTTGCTGAAGATCGAAAATTGGTCGAGCAAGAGTTGCAAAAAGTTTCTGGTCTGCGTGACACATACACAAACGAACTTGCTTTTATTCAAGAGGCATTGAATTTAAAAGAACAACCGCCCGAATATTGGTCGGCTCTTAAAGTCAATGATCCTGATCGCTACACACAAGAACGTGCTCAACAAACTGAGCAGCGTGAAGCGATGGAAAATGTCCAAAAAGAAATCACTCGAGCTAACAACGAGCGTATGGAAGAGATGAAAGTTGCAGCCCAAAAGCGATTGGAATCTGAAGCTGCTCGATTGCCCGAAATGATACCAGAGTGGTCTGATCCTTCGGTGGCACAAAAAGAAAAGGAACAATTAATTCCTTATCTTCAAAACGTTGGCTATACGACACAAGAGTTAGGAAACGTGTCGGATAGTCGTGCGATTATGTTATCGAGGAAAGCCATGCTGTATGACAAATTGATGGAGGGTAAGCCTGGTGCAAAAAAACGCACCGCTAAAGCACCCAAAATTGTAAAGCCAGGACAACCTAAAACGAAAAAGCAAGTGTCTCAAAGGCGAAGGCAAAAGGCTTTCGCGCAAATTGGGCAGCAGAGAGGCAGAAATGCAATGGATGCTGCTGTTGACTACTTACTTCAAAAATAGGAGGCCAAAATGGCTACATTTGCAACTGCCAATGCGATAGGGCAGCGAGAGGATCTCAGCGATGTGATCTACAAAATCGACCCAGATGAAACACCAATTTTTTCTAATGGTCGTAAAGAAACAACCCGAGGTGTAACAACAGAATGGCAAGTTCAAGAGCTTGCTTCGAGTGTTGACACTAATCATGTAAATGAGGGCGCAGATTATAGTTATGTCAACCCGCAAGCAACGGTGAGATTAACGAACGTCCATCAAATAGCTGTACAGGCGGCTCAAGTGAGTAACACTCTTGAAGTTGTCGATAAAGCTGGCAGGGACAAAGAATCTGCGTATATTAAGATTCTCAAAAGCATCGAGCAGCGTAGGGATATTGAAAAATCGATGTTCAAAAACGAAGCAAAATCTGCTTCTGATCCTAGAAAAGCTGGTAAGTTTTTGAGTTGGATTACAAATGTTGTTGTTGAATCAGGTTCATCAGCTGCGGCTGGCACTGGTGCTGACACGGCTACAATGTCTGGTTCAAATGCTGCGCTCACACTTGCAAAAATTGAAAGTGCAATGCAAGCAGCTTATGTCGATGGTGGAAGCCCAACTATGATGGTTGTTTCGCCTGGCAACAAAGTTGCTTTCAGCAATCTATCTAGTGGTTCAGCTGTAACTAACCAGCTGCACATGACTGCTGGAGCACCACAAGATGCGGTAATCATCGGGAGTGTATCCTTATTTTTAACCGATTTTGGAACGCTGAACGTTGTCATTGATCGACAAGCAACAGACACAGAAATACTTCTTCTTGATACTGACCATTACGCAATCGGTCATCTACCCGGAAGAATGTTTAGTGTAACTGATGTTGCGCCGACTGGTGATGCAACTAGATTTGCAATTTTGAGTGAATACACATTGCTCGTGACTGCGCCAAAAGCTCACGCAGCTGTGTTTGATCTTAACACGTAAATTTGTGAACCTTTATGAGGGGAGGGGGGCTTTATGCTCCCCTTTTTTTTATCCATGAAATTACCAATATCAAAAGATCCGATTTCTAAAAAAGAAACTTATATGAAGTGGGATGGTGATGACGCTACAGTTATCACTGAGCAAAAAGTCGATCACATTATTAAGTCAGCCCAAGCACAAAATGCTGAATATAAAAAGGGATCGATGATTGGTCACACGCAACGACATCAACAAAAAGTTGCTGAGATACCAACCACTTTGTATTTCGATCTAATAAAAAAGTTAGGCGATCCCAAACACAACGCGAAGGCTTGGAAGCGTTGGCTTAATGATCCAGACAATCGTTTATTTAGAACTGGTGGTGGAAACGTCTGATGGCAATAACCACTTACGCTGAATTGCAAACAGCGATTGATAATTTTCTGGCGCGAACTGATTTACAAAATCGTAGTCCTGAGTTTATTTCGATTTGCGAAGCTCGGATGTCTCGCGAACTTGAAACTCGTGCTCAAGAAAAAAGAGTTACGAGTACAACTACGGCTGATGATTCATACGTCACATTGCCAACTGATATGCGTAAAATCAGACACGTTAGATTAAACACCTCGCCAATTAGGACGCTTCAATTTTATACGCCTCTGGCTGCTGATCAAGAAATTTCAAGCACTGGTACTGGCCAACCGCTTTACTTTTCAATTGTTGGCGAGGAGTTATATCTACGGCCAATGCCCGATGCGAGTTACGAAATCGAAATTCTTTACGTTGGTGCTGTCCCAGCTCTGACTGATTCAAATACAACCAATACAATTTTATCACGGCATCCTGATGCCTATCTTTATGGATCACTGGCCAGTGCCTATCAATATTTAATGGATAATACTCGGCAAGCGCAATATGACGCATTGTTCACGCGAGCGTTAAACGAAATAAAATTAGACGATGAGTCCAGCAAATTTGGTGGTGCAGCCCCACAAGTTCAAACGCAGTACGGAGAAATAACATGAGTGCAATGAGCGATTATCTTGAAAATAAACTCTTAGATCATGTTTTGAGAAACACAGCGTACACAAGCCCAAGCACCGTTTACCTTGGGCTTTCCACAGGAAGCTTTGGAGATGATAATTCTGGTACTGAGCTCAGTGGCAATAATTATAGTCGAGTAAGCATTGCGTTCGATGCAGCCAGCAGTGGAGCAACAGACAACACAAGCAATGTTGAGTTTGCTGCTGCGTCAGGCAGTTGGGGTTCGGTATCGCACTATGGAATTTTTGACGCTTCCAGTAGTGGAAATCTTTTAATACATGGTGCGTTTTCTGCTGCAAAAACAATTGCAAGTGGAGACATACTACGCATTAACGCGGGCGAATTAGATATTACGGCTGCTTAAATGGCTACCTTAGAACAATTAGACATTTGGTCTACTTCTCTGGAATCACTCGATAGTTTTGGCACTCTTGAGAATTTAGACAATTTAACGCTGCACGAAGCAAGCGGTACAGGATCAATTTCTATTACTGAAAATGCTTCTGCTGTTCGTGTTCAAAGCGCAGCTGCCAGTGACAGCATTGCAATCACAACAACTGGTGGTGGTGTTTTACTTGCAACTGTAAGCGGCACAGCATCCATATCAATTGCCGCTAGTGCAGGGGCGGTGAGAGTGCAAACGGTTAGTGCTTCTGACACAATTCAAATGGCCACAACTGGGCAAGCGAAAGCAATACTGACCGCTGGTGCTACAGCTACGATTTCGTTTAGTGAAAGTGCTGCTGCAATTGGGATTTTTATTAACAGTGCATCAGATACAATTACCATTAGTACCACAGGGGTTGCACGATTTTTGTGGGAACAGCCTGTCGGAACAACAGAAACATTTACGGTTATTTCACCAGCGGCAGCTTCATGGACAGAAGTAACCGCTGGAAGCGAAACATGGAGTGACGCTGCATGATTAACTTCGGCGAGTTTTTACCTGATCAACCCGCGTTTAAAAACCGTGGTGCGACCGAAGTGAAAAATGTTATTCCCGCGCTCAGTGGCTATCGGGTTTTCAAAACCCAATCCGCAGTCAGTGGTGCAGCAGATAATAAAATAATCGGAATGTTTTCGGGTAAGGATGACAGTGCAAACGCTGCGCTTTATGCAGCAGATAGCACCAAAATTTATCTTTTTAACGCAGCTGACTCAACACTGGTAAACAAAAGCAAAAGTGGAAATTACACAACATCAAGCGATGATCGATGGCGATTTGTACAATTTGGCGAAAAGGTTATATGTACAAATTTCGATGACCCAATTCAAATAGCACAACAAGTTGGTCAAGGAGCTGTGTTTGCTGATCTTGGAGGATCTCCACCGAAAGCAAAATTTATAGCCGTAGTGCGCGATCAAGTTATGACTGGTCACACTAACGATTCTAGTGATGGAGTAAAACCTTATCGACTTTGGTGGTCTGGAGTGAATGATGAAGATTATTGGACACCAGGTACATCTTTATCTGACTTCCAAGATATACCGGACGTTGGTGATTGCACTGGGCTTGTTGGTGGTGAGTATGCCATAGCACTTTTTGAAAAAGCAATTGTGCGAGGCAATTTTGTCGGAGCACCGTTGGTGTACACCTTCCAAAAATTATCAACATCCGTTGGTTGTTCAACTTCTGGCAGTGTTGCAGCAATTGGCTCTAGCCAAGTATTTTGGCTGGGTGATGATGGTTTTTATATGTTGGTTGGAGATCAGATCAAAGCTATTGGAGCAGAAAAAATAAATCGTTGGTTTCTTGATCGATTTAAAATTGACAGTAAAGAAAATATGGTGAGCGGGATTGACCCTCGAACACAGAATGTAATTTGGAGTTACCCAAATTCAGAAAGCACTGACGGCGAGAACAATGAAATTTTAATTTATAATTATCGACTTGATCGCTGGAGTTATGTTTCCGAGGGAACAACATCGATTTCATCGCTTATGACAGCTGGATACACTTTAGATACTTTAGATAATATAAATTCGAGTATTGATGCGTTACCCGCAAGTCTTGATGATGGAATTTACAAGGGTGGCGTATTTTTCTTTGCGGGAGCAAAAGATAAAAAAGTTCAAAGTTTTAGTGGTGCAAGCTTAGATGCCACAATTGAAACTACCGAATTTGAGGTAGCAAAAGGACAGCGAAGCGTAATAAATAATCTTATTCCATACATTACGTGCGGCTCATCTGAGTTACAAACAATCACAGCGCAAATCGGCTCTCGCCAACGTCAAATTGATCAACCTGTCTTTTCAGCATCATCATCTTTAAATGCTGACGGTTATATACCTGTTCGTTCATTGGGTGCATTTCATAGAGTTAGAATAAATTTAACAGGTGATTGGGAAATTGCGCGAGGCGTTGATATTGATGCGAAAGCTCAAGGATTTAGATAATGCCAACAACAAGTTTTCAGCCGCTCACACCTTTTGCGACACAAAGACAAATTTCTGATGTGGTCAACAATACCCTGCGCGGAAAACTTAATTGCACTAACGAAGTTACTTTAACGAATAGTTCAACATCAACTGTAGTTGCTGATTTTAACGTTGGGCCAGACAGCGTTATTTTGTTTATGCCAACGAACGCGGCAGCGGCAACAGAAATGGCTGCGGGGGGGCTGTATGTCTCAGCTAGAAGCAAAAACTCTTTTACTGTCACGCATTCATCCACAACGTCCACGCGAGAATTTAGTTATGCAGTCATTGGATGAATTTCAGAAATGTTTGCCATTTATTCAATCGGCGCTTGATAAATGTGGAAATACGCACTTGCCGAGTGATGTTTTTGAAATGTGTAAAAAAAAATTAGCAAAATTACACGCTGGAGAAAAAAGCGCGATTGTTACCCAAATTCTTACAATGCCATCGGGACGACAACTTCATTTTTGGCTTGCTGGCGGTGATTTGGATGAACTTGTGAAAATGGAAAAAGAACTGGTTTTTAAAGCAAAAAAAGACGGCATCAAAAAAGTCAGCGTTATTGGTAGAGCAGGGTGGCTTAAAAAGCTGCCAAATTACAAAGACGCTGGAAGAATTTTAGTAAAGGATATTTAAAATGAGTTTTATTGGTGATTTATTTGGTGGGGGGTCACAGCAAATCGGGCAACAAGTTGTGTCTTCAGAACCAGCCGCTTACGTGAAACCATTTTTGGAAGAAAGTGTACAGGAAGCTCAAGATTTATTTAGAACTCCGCGAGAATATTTTCCCAATCAAACATTTACAGATTTTTCACCTACTACCCTTGAAGGTCTCAATCGACTTGAAACCCGAGCGATGATGGGAAATCCACTTGTTGGACAAGCGGGTGATTTTTTAAGCGGTGCAATTGGCGGTAACTTTTTAAACCCAGCTTCCAATATGCTTATGAGTACAGCTCAAGGTGATTTTTTAAACTCCAATCCTTATCTGGAGGAATCACTTGCACCAGTCAGAGACCAAGTCACAAGCCAATTTGCCCGAGCTGGAAGGCTTGGAAGTGGAGCAAATACAGCTGCAATGACCCGAGCACTTGCGCCTGTTTATGCACAAAATTTTGCTAGAGAACGAACAAATCAGTTGAACGCACAACGAGCAATTGGCAATCTCGCACAACAAGATTTTGCCAACAGACGTTCTGCGGCGGCGATGGCCCCAGGATTAGCTGCACAAGATTATTCAGACATTGGTCAACTATTGTCAGCTGGGCAAGCAAGAGATCGAAAGGCTGCTGAAGCTCTTGCAAGTGATATACAACGTTTTAACTTTTTGGAAAACGAGCCAGCACAGAGATTATCAAATTATATAACGCAGCTACGCGGTGGAACTGTCGGCTCCACTCGCACCGCTCCGATCTACGGCGACCCTCTTGGCTCAACACTCGGAAACATAGGGCAAGCGGGTCAAGCAGCCTATTTCTTTTCTAAAGCGTTTCCCTCATTTTTTGGCGGATAGGTAAAAAAATGTCATTACTTGGAGATAACATTGCTTTTTTAGAGCAAACAGGATTATTGAGCCCAACCGCAACTCGAGATGCAAGTTTACAGGGTTTGTTCTCAGTTCTTGGGCAAATTGGAAATCGCAGTGCGGCTAGGCTTACGCCAACACCGCCGCCGTTGAATATGAATGCGCCGATGCAAGCGTACAACGCAGCACTTACCAATGAATTGACGCGAGGTGCGTTAGCAAGAAAGTTGCGGCAAGACGAAGCTCTTAAAACCATGTTTGCAACACCCGAGGTAACGCCAGCTGAAGTTCAAGCTGGAACACAAGCGTTAGTTGATCCAATTGCTCAAGGTCGTGAGACAAAAATGATGGCTGATGCAAATTTAGCACAAGATCCTCTTACAGAAATGATTGATTTTGACGCAACAGATGCAGCTGTTCGAGAAAATATAACTCCTAGAATCCAAGAAGCTGTACGTCAGAGATTGTCAACTCCAAGCGCGTTGCGAGGTGTACCAGATAGTGCTCGTTCCTTATTGCAAGGCATGGCAAAGGCAGGGTTAGGAAGAGAGGCACTATCAGCTGCGGTAAAACTAGCCACAGCAACACCAGAATACCAAGATGTTATGCTTGATGGTAAGGAAACTTTTATGACCGCGAGTGAAATTCAAAACGCTTTAGATAGAGGTCTAAATGTTGCTCCAATACCAAAAAAGCCAATAGTCTCGTTCGGCGATAAAACTATCAACAAAATTCAAGAAACAGTTGGTGTAGATTTTGTAAAAAAGGAATTACCGCAAGCCAACCAAGCTATAGCTTCAAACACTGAATTATTAACCGATCTAACTTCAGCACAAAATTTATTAAGCAAAATAGAAAATACAGGATTTGGCTCGCCTTTTATCACATCATCGAAAGCGGCACTCGCACAACTAGGTTTTGAACAAAAAGACCTTCTTAATAGGGAAGCATTTAATGCTGGCATAAATCGTTTGATTTTGCCAATGGTAAAACAACTTGGTGTAAACCCAACTGACCGAGATTTAGAATTTATACTCGAAGCAGCTCCGAGTTTATCCAAAACACCAGGAGCAAACAGAATTATTATTGATGCAATGCAAGAAAAAGCACGGCGAAACCTGCAACGAGCATCAACAAAAACAAAATTTTTTAGAGAAAACCAATTACTGTTGCGTAAAGATCCATTAGAATTTACAGCTGCTTTAAATGAACAAATGGAAACTTTAAATGCGAAATTTAGAGCAGACAATCAAAAGTTTAGGGATCTTAGAAAGAAATTGAACCTAAAATCAGGCGTTCCAGCCAGTGTTCTTGGATCATAGCAAGGGTCAATAGATGTCAATTAAAAATGAATTGTTAACTATCCAAAATGAATTAGAGAATGTTAAAGATCAAATAAAACCAAATTCACCTGGAGATATTGTTCTCAAAGGCTTAAAAAACGGCTCACTTTTTGACTCGACAGGTGCTGCTTTTGCACTTCAAGGTTTGACTTTGAGTAACAGTGATGAATTTATTGGCTGGGTACGCAGTGCGCTTGGAAGTAATAGCGAATTGGTCAAACAAATTAATAACGTCCGTAGTAAGTTTGCTGAATCTCGATTGCAAAAAATTCCAGAGCCTTTTACTTCGCGACAAATAAATACAGCTTTGGAACGGCTGCAACTTGACCGAATGCGTGATAAAGATCCTGTTACTGCAATCGGTAGCGAACTCGCTGGTAACGTGGGACTGCAAATTTTGGCTTCGCGTATTCCAGGGCTCAGGAATTTCCTTAATCCTGGATCAACAATGGCACAAAGATTGCTGCAAGCTGGTGGGGTAGGAACGGTTGAGGGTTTTGGTGGATCTGAAACACCGATCACTGGCCCAAATACTGACATTTTAAAAACCGCTGTAGATACT